CCGCTGCGGCCACCGCCACCACCCCGAAGCCACCATCTGCCGCTTCACCGGAATCCCACGGGACTGGACATGACCCGACCGATCAACTGGCTGCCCGACGACGGCAGCGCCCAAATCCTCGCCGCCTACGCCCGCCGCCGCGAACCACTCCGATCCGTCCTCCGCCGCGCACTCCGACTCCTCGCCCAGGCCGACGGGCTCCTCGACGCCGGCGGACGCGTCCCACGCCCCGGACCCGGGAGCCGGCCGTGAGGAGCGCCGGCTACCAGGGCAAGCCCCTCAGCGACGGCCAGCTGGCCGCCCTCCGCCTGGCCGCGTCCGGCTACACCAGCCGCCAGGTCGCCGCCCGCCTCGACACGACCGAGCAGGCCGTCCACCTGCGCCTGAAGGAAGCGCAAGTCCGGTTGGGCGCCCGCTCCCGCACCCACGCCGTCGTCATCGCACTGCGCCGGCACGTCATCAGCTTCGACGAACTCGACCTCGACCAGCCGGGCCACGACGCTGGCCCATCCGTCCGCGACTGCGCCGCCGACGACCGCGCCCACTGGGCCACCCGACAGTGGAACGGGGAGACGTGACCGGCCTCCTCCTCGCCGCCGCCACCATCGCTGTGGGACTCGCCGCCAACGCCGGGTTCGCCGTGGGGCGGTGGCGGAAACGACGGCGATGGAGACGGGCGCAGCGGTGGGAATGACGAAGCCCCCGGCCAGAGGCAGCCGGGGGCTTCACGCATGCCCGCCTACGCCGCTTCCTCAAGGGCCGCCTTCTTCGGATTCTTGATCACGTACCGCACCCACGACTGCGTCAACCCCAACCGCGACGCCAGCACCTCCACCGGCACGCCCCGCCGGTACGCCGCCCGCAACACCTCATTCCGGCGCAGCTTCCAGCCCTTCACCGCCTGCTTACTCGCGATCCCCCTATGCAGCACCCCCGCCACCGTGAGCAGCAACCGACCCAGCACGTCGTCCAACTTGCGTCGCACATCAACCCCCTGTCAGTGCACCGTCAATCGACCTTCACAACGGTCGACGGCGCTCGAAGGCGGCACAAGGGCGCAAAAGCGGCGCACACGCAGAACACCCCCGCGCCGGCTTCGGCGCGGGGGTGTTCCTTCGTGCGATCAGGCGCGCGACACCGCCAACGGAGCCGGCACCGGCGGAGCGTCCAGGCCAAGGCCCTCCGCCAGCAACATCCGGGCCGCCGTGTCGCGTTCGAACGCGGACCGGCCGGCGGGCATCGACAGGACCCGCGAACCGTCACGGCGCTCCACGAACGCGCCGAAGAACGTGGCGTCCGTGATGCTGGAGTCGACCAGCTCAACGCCGTGCGCGGCCAGCAGCTGGGGGAGCGGGGCGTCGAGGAGACGGTCAGCGGTCGGGGTGACCGGCGTCGCAGGCACCTTCCGCTGGGGAAGCGCACAGCCCTGCGCTACAGTCATGACAGACCTCATTCTCTGATCGGGATGGGTTGATGCAGCGAGCGGGAACTCGCTGTGGATGAACAGGCCGGGCGGTGACACGCCCGGCCGTTCGCGTTCTCAGGGGGCGCTGACGGTGCGGTGGCCGTTGTGCTGGACGTTGTAGCGCGGCTTCTCGGCGCGTATGGACTCCATCTCGCACGTGAGCGCTTCGTCACGGGTTCCGTGCCAGGCGAACTCGATCCGCGCGACCTCCGGCCACCAGGTCTTGTGCTCGGCGTGATGCAGCCAGCGTTGCTCGGGCGACACGCTGACGCCGATGTAGAGCAGGGATCCTGCCGCGTCGAACAGTCGGTACAGCGCGGTGGGGATCGGAGTTGCAGGGACGCCCCACTCGATGGCGCGCACCAGGCTGGTCCCTCCGTCGCACTCGAAGTCCCACATGCCGTAGGTGATCCCGGGGCCACCGTTGGGGCAGCTGTCCGCAGCGCCCAAGTAGTGGTAGACGGAGAGGAACTTCGGATACAGATCATCAAGGAAGGTCGGGAGTCCCTGTTCCTCGGTGGTGCTGTAGAGACGGTGGAGCGCGGTGCGCTCGGTGGGCACAGGCATGCCGCTCCTAACTGAGCGTGTGGCGTCGGCCACTCTCGCAAGCGACTGTAAGAGGATCGTTGAGGAGTTGCAAGCCTCTCGTTTGCCCGCAGATACAACAAAGCCCCGACGCTGCGACGTCGGGGCTGGTCAGGGCGGGATCAGAACTCGTACTCCAGCTCGTAGAGATGGCCCGCCTTCGCCATGATCTCCACCTGGATCGGGCGATCATCGACGCTGTAGGTCACCCGGAACTGGCGCAGCACAGGAAGCTTCGTCGGCATCTGAAGCACCCGGGCCTGCTCGGGAGTCGGCCACCGGGCGGCGACTTTGTCAACGCAGCGCAGTGGCGGAAGGCCGGCCTCTTGCAGGACGCGGCCGGCTCCACCCTTGATCTTTCGGTTCTCGGCGATCGCCGTCCCGCGAGCGAGGTCCAGCGGGAAGTAGACCTCCACCAATTCGCACGGCTGGTCGTCCAGGTAGAGGACCTGCCGACGCAACATGGCATGACCCTCCTCGGGTAGCCCAAACACTTCACGCACGGCAGCTGGCGGCTTGCCCTCTTCTACGCCAAGCAGCTCCACTCGGCCGACCATGCCCTTCTGCTCGGCTGCCGTGAGCCACTGGTACTTACCGCCGTCGGTCGGCGGGTTCTTGTAGCTCGCAGGCGTCATTTTCCGCTGTCGATGCTGTCGAGCGAAGACTCCAGAGCCTTGGCGCGTGTAGGCCAGACCCTCCTTCTCCAGCATGTTGATCGCATTGCGGATCGTCTGCGCGGCTGCGCCGAACATCTCGGTCAGGTCGCGGCTGGATGGCAGCTTTTTCCCTGGGGGGAAGTCCCCGTTGAGGATGCCGTCTCTGAGGTACGAGGCGATCTGGTCCTGTACGGGCCAGACGCTCTCTTCTTCGTGGAGTCCTGCCATGTCAGTCGACCTTCATCGAGTAGTGGAGCCGTCCAATGCGGCCGGGGCTGACCATGACGGACACCTCGTAAGGGCGCCCGTCTGGTGTGCTGATGGTGCGAGTGAGGGTCAGTACCCATTCGCGGTTGTCGGCCAGTTGCAGGGCTTCCGCCTCCTCTTTCGTCGGTGGCCGGGTCTGGACTTCCTCGTTCACGGTGCCGGGCGTGTAGCCGAGCTCGGCCAGCAAGGACACTGCGCCCCCGCGAATGCGACCGGTCTCTGCCAGGGCTGTACCTCGGGCGATTGGGGCCGGCCAGTAGGAGTGCGCCAGTTCCACGGGTTCGTCGTCCAGGAGGATGAGGCGGTCACGCCGGATAACGGGTTCTCCGGCTTTGAGGTCTAGCGCCTCGGCGACTGTGTGCGGAGCGAGCGCCGACTCGGCCCTGAGGATTCGCTGAGTGCCTTTCCGGCCCTGGCCTGCCGCTTCTTTGCCCCACGCGTCACCGTGGCCGCTCTCTATGTAGGGCTTCGAAGACCCGGTCCAGCGCTCGTCTGTCACTCCAGCTCCTCCAGTAGGCGACTTCTCTTGAGGCGTCCATCAATTTCTCCACCATAAGCCCACGTCATCGGGGCCCGGGGACCTTACGAGAGCGCTTCGGACGGGCGAGAAGGTTGTGACCTCTCAAGAATGCACCTACAGTTGAGGAGTCAGCGCAACCGACCCCCTACTCCTGGATTGGAGAGTCAGATGCTGCCTGCGGCTCAGAAGCTGCTCACCGTGGCGGAGACCGCAAAGCTTCTGCGGGTCTCCAAGCCGACGGTCTACCGCTGGGCTGCCAGCGGATACCTGCCGTCGATCCAGTACGGGCAGCCCCGAGCTGAGGGCGAGACCCGGCGTGGGGGAGCCATACGCATCCCGAGTAGCGCCGTAAACGAACTGCTCGCCCTCAACTCCGAGGAGGTGGCCTGATGGCCACGGCAATCACCCAGCTCCCCACCCCCACTGCCCCGCTTCTGGAGTCGGCGGATGAGGCGCAGGCCCGCATCGCCCGCGTCGAGCAGCGCATGCTGGACGCGGAAGCCGTTCGGACGGCCGCCGACACTTCGGTCCGCGAGACGAAGTCGGTCTCCTACACCTCCTACGAGGCGGCGCTGGCTGCTGGCCGTGAGATTGGCGCGAGTCGCGCCGACGACGCTGCCCTGATGGCCCTGTTCTGTGCTGGCCCGCTGCGGACTCTGGTCGGTGCGGTCTCGCCGGAGCTGGTGTGGGACGGCGCGCAGCGGCGGGGGCTGTCGACTCGGGAGTTGGGCAGGCTCGCCAACTCCGATGTGATGGCCGTCAGCGACCTTCAGTGGGTCGACGACACCCCGACCGCCCCGTTGTCCCCGGCTGCCGCTGCTGCGCTGGCCCGCTTGGAGCGCACGTCGATTGCGCCGGCTGTTGTCGGTGCGGTGACCGTGTACGAGAGGGCTGCGCTGCATGCCGTGGAGTTGTCGGATCTGGCTGCGATCGGCGTCCTCTCCGACCTGGACGCGGACAGCCTGGCGCACGCCGAGGATCTGATGGCCGGCGCCCGCGCCACCCTCGCTGAGGCTGGCCGCTTGGATCTGATTGGGGTGGCCGCGTGATTGCCGCCGCTGCTGTCTCGTACTCGCCGTTGGCTGAGGTGGAGTGGTCGTCCCGTCTGGCGGCTGTTCCGCGGCTGTTGGATGACTCGGCGGTGGGCGTCCTCGTCCGTGAGGGCATTCGGCGTCGCACGCAGGCTGCCCTGGTCCGGCACTTGGAGGGGGCGTTGCGCATTCTGCGGGTTCGCGGTTGGGCGCAGGGCGAGTTCGATGCCGCTTCCGGCGCTGTGTGTCTGCGTCAGGCTGTGGAGGAGGCCAGGCGGGCCGGGTTTGGGGTTGAGGGGTCGGACGCTGTGGCGGGCTGGACGTTGCGGCTGATGGTCCTTTCCTACACGGGCGGAACGACGCAGGACTTGTTCGCCTGGAATGACAAGCCGGGCCGGACTGAGGTCGAGGTCGTGCAGTTGGTGGAGGACGCGCTGGCGTTCGCCCGCGGCTACGAGGCGGTGGCGTGATGGCCGACTCGAACGTCTACCGGCTGCGGTGGCAGCGGGATGCGCACCGTGCGCTGGGTGAGTTTCTGGCGTCGGCTGCCGGGCTGGGTTTGCCTGCTCTGTCGTGGACGATCGCGGCGTCGGGTGCTCTGGTCGGCGAGGTGGACACGTTGACGTCGACGCCGGCCGAGCAGCGTGCCGCGTTCGCTACGTGGGCCGGCTTCCTGGGTGCGAAGGTGACGCCGGAGCGTGTCGACTCGGGCGGCGTTTCTCATCTGTACGCGCAGTTTGGGTGGGAGAAGAATCCGGAGGTGCGCGGCGCGATCCGCGTCACCGTGTGCCCGCCGCTCGACGACGAGGGCGGTGCGTCGTGACCGGCTGCCGGATCCTGGCTTCCTCGCCGATGGGTCATCCGCGTGGTTCGTGGCCGGCGGAGGAGCAGGCGCAGCAGTTCCGTGAGGCTGGTATCCCGGCGACGGTGATTGCCGAACTCCGCACCGACCGGTACCTGGTCGTCGTCCCGGATCAGGCCGGTGAGCGCCGTGACTGACGACCAGTGGGCGGAACTCCGCCGGAAGGTCGCTGAGGCAAACCGGCGCAGCGAGAACCGGCCGAAGGCGTAACCCCCTAGATCGGCCGCGTCGGCGGAGAAATCGGACCCCCACGGCACCCGCCGGCGCGGTCTTCCAACCCGCACCACCCCTCTCCCTTCTGTTCACCACCCGAAAGGCACCCCCATGTCTCTGACCTTGATCACGTCCGCCCCGTCGTCCGATGCGGCCTACCGCGAGGGCCTGATCCGCCGCTACTTCACAGCTCGCCGCCCGTCCGAGCGGGAGGCGCTGCTGAAGGAGGCCGCCCGGTACGACAAGGCGAACCCGGGCGCCTCGCTGACCGACGAGCTCTTCGGCGCCAGCCTCGGCGACGTCGCCTGATGGCCACCGTGGAGATCGTCTCGTTCGGCTTCCTGCATGCCCCCGCCCCGGAGTCCGACATCGTGCTGGATCTGCGTCGGGCGTTTCGTGACCCGCACGTCGACCCGAGGATGCGGCAAATGACCGGCCGCGACCGGCTCGTCCGCCGGACCGTACTCCGCACCCGCGGCATCCGCCGCCTCCTGAAGGCCACCACCCAGCAGGTCGCCGCCTACGCGGCCGGCCCTTCCGCCGACCGGATCGTGATCGGGTCCGGCTGTGCAGGCGGCCGTCACCGGTCCGTAGTGGTCGCCGACAAACTCGCCCGCCGACTCCGGCGCCGCGGCCACACCGTCACTGTCACCCACCGCGACCTGCACCGGCCGGTCGTCAACCGCTGACGAGGAGATCCACATGTCTTCTGCTCGCCACTTCTTCGCCCGCGGCTCCGTGTCAGACGCCGCTTTGAGGTCCGACATTCAGGCCGACGTCACGTCCGCCCGCAACGCCCAGATCAACCTGCAGCAGGCCGGTCAGCACCGCATCGCCGGTCAGATGGCCGAGGCCGTCGACGAGCACCTCGACGAGCTGAACGACGTGAAGAACGGCACCTGGCGCCCGAAGCACGCCTGACCTCGATACCGCTGGGCGCGGTCCATCCCCTGCCGCGCCCGGCACCAGCCCCGGCCCCCAACGTGATGCTGCCAGATCGGATCCGGCCCGGGGCGCGCACCACCACATCCACCCGACCCGAGAGGAGCCCGTCATGGGCCTGTTCAGCAAGTCGCCTGAGGAGAAGGCCGCGATAGCCGAGATGAAGGCGGCGGACAAGGCGCTGAACGACAACAGCGACCGCGAGTTCAAGGCCGGGATCCGGCACGAGACTCCGAAGTATCAGGAGCTCAACGGCAAGGCCAACGAGGCCGCCGCGAAGGTCAGCTTCTGGCATGGCGGCACCAAGCGCGGTCGCTGACCGGCTGCCCGATCCGCCCGTCCCGCACGGGCGGTGAGGGGAACCGCGCCAGCGCTTCCAACCCCCCACCCGAGAGGACGACTATGCACACCGGATCCGCTGACGAGCTGCGCGCGGCCACCGCGAGGAGCCAGGAGATCGGACGTCAGATCGCCGACCTGCTGAACGAGGCGGCACGGATCGCCCCCGGCGCGGTCTCGGCGAACGTGTCCGGGCTGGGCTTCAGCATCCGCGGCGCGGGCGGCGGCTTCCGCGCCGACACGAGGTGACCGCCATGCGCGAAAGCACTTGGGAGGTCCTCAGTTTCGTGATCCCCGCCCTCATTGGTCTGGCGATCGTCGTGCTCGCCGCCTGCCTCTGATCCAGATCACCTCACCGTAAGCCATCCCGTACCCCCACCGAGTCCCGGAAGGACAGCCATGAGCAGCGGATACCGTTCCTGGGAGGAGCGTGACGCCGACGTAGCCAAGACGAAAGCCGAGACAGCGAGGCTTGCCGCCGAGGCGAAGGTCGCCGCGCAGGCCGCAGAGTCCGGGGCCGCCGCAACCGAGACCGCCAAGCTCGCCGAACAGGTCAAGCAGGCCAAGCTCCTCAAGACACTCGCCGACGTCAAGGACACCGCCAAGGACGACACGGCGGCCCGGAAGGCGCAGCGTCGCGAGAAGCGTGACGACGACGGCACCACGTTCAAGCTCCTCGTCAACGTCGTCATGGCGCTCGGCCTGCTCGCCGCGCTGCCGGCGCAGATCTCCTACTTCCTCGGCCTGCACCGCAAGGACGACAAGGACCCGGGGCCGGCTTGGACCCTCGCCCCGGTCCCGTTCTTCCTGGAACTCCTCGCCTGGGTCGGTGTCATGGGCACCCGGTGGGCGCACCGCAAGGGCCTTCCCCGCTGGCCCTTCTGGATCCTTACCGCGACGCTCGCCTCATTGGCCGGCTGGATCAACTTCTCCCACGGCGTCACCGAGTACGGGCCGGTTGCCGGCTACGCCCTCGCAGCCACGTCGATCATCGGCCCGCTCCTGGCGGAGGTGCGCCAGTACCTGGAGTCGAAGGCCGCCGAGGACGGGCGCGACCTGAAGCAGCGCGCCAAGGACCGGCGCACGGCGCGGGAGAAGGCGAAGGCCGACCAGGACCGCAAGCGCATCGAGAAGGCCGAGGACGACAAGCGCCGCACGCTGTTCCCGAGCGAGTTCCAAGAGTACGAGCGGATCATGGCCGCGTACCCGACCGGCGGCATCAGTAGGGCCGCGGCGTGGGAGCGGGCGTGGGACACGATGCACGCTCTCCCTCTCGCCGTGACGGCCGGAAGCATGGCCGCCCGCGAGGTTGCTCGGGCAGCTGTCGAGGAGCTCCTGCGGGGCGCCGACCGCAGCCCCGAAAGCATCGCCGTTGACCTGTTCCTCGCGAAGGCATTCGACCCGAACGGCGGCGACGACGGACCCGCAGGAGCGACCACTGAGAGCGGCTCGGGAGGGCCCACAGGGGGAGGGTCACGGGCCCGTCGCGCGGAGCCCTCCGAGGCGGCTACGACCCTTGGGCGTAAAGGGAAGCAGCGCTCTGGCCGCACCGCGGCGAAGACCCCCGAGAAGCCCCTCGACCCGGCCCACATTGAGAAGGTCCGCAAGCTCGCCGAAGCCCTCGGAGACGTCGACCGCCTCTCTGCCCGCAAGGTCCGCGAAGTGATCGGCGGCGGCTCCAACGAGTACGCCGTGCGACTGCGCAACGCCGTGAAGAACACGCCCGAATCAGACGCCTAACCCACCCCGTCAGGAGAGATCGAATGAACCCCACCATCCGCCGGATCGCCGTCTCGGGCAGCGCGGCCGTAGCCCTCCTCTCAGGCGCCGCCGCCACCGCATCCGCGACCGTCACCGACGAGCACCAGGCGACCGTCATCGCCATCGCCAAGACCGACGTCAACGACCCGGCCGGCGTCACCAACGGCCTCACCCCCGACAACGGCTCCGGCGCCCAGCTCCAGAACCCCGTCAACGGCACGCCGCCGGCCGGCGTCACCGGCGAGCAGATCCAGACCCAGGCTTCCGGGGGCGTCGTTGCCGGCGGTGTCGTCGCGATCCTCGTCCTCGGGATCATCGTGGTCGTCCGCGTCCGCGGCAAGGACGTCAAGGTCGGCGACGCCGTCGTCCTGACCCTGTTCGGGATCGCCGTCTCCGGGACCGTCGTCGGCGCGCTCGGCGACCAGCTCACCGACTCCGCCATCAGCTCCCTCGGCAGCATGCTCGGCGGCCTGTAGCCGCTCGCCCCGCGGGGCCCGCACCGGGCCCCGTCCCCGCCCAAGGAAGGAACCAGGCCAGTGGCCACCGAAATGCAGCCCGAGCTGATCGAGCAGCAGCCCGACGAGGAGTTCGTCGAGGAGGCCGCCGAGCCCACCCGCACCGACCGCGCCAAAGCCGCGTTCAAGGAGCAGCGCGGCCACGCCGCAGCCCGCACCAAGGACTGGCTCGCCGGCGGGGATCTCGACGAGGTCGCCGTCATCCAGCTCGCCACCGAACGCAAGCAGCGCAAGCACGACGCGAAGCTGACGCAGCAGGAACGCATCGCCGCCGAGGCCCACGCCCGGTTCGCCGTCGCCAAAGCCCGAGCCGAAGCCGACGAGAAGGGCGGCAACGCCGGCACCCTCGCCGCCTACGCAGGACGTGTCGCGGCCGAAGACTCCAAGCTCGAAGCACTCCGCGCCACGCCCGTACTGCTCCCCAACGACCGGGAGATCAACGCGGCCCGCACCAGCAAGAAGGCAGGGCGGGCCGCGATGCTGGCGGGCGGAGGTGTCGCCTCCTTGCCGATGCTGGGCGCGGCGCTTGAGCAGGCCGCCAACGGCCAGCCGCTCATCCTTGCCGTCGTCAGCGCGGGAGCGAGCTGGGGCTGGTACATGATCTCCCGCCCGTTCGTCGGCCACGGAAACCACCAGGTGGGTGAGGCCCCTTTCGGTCTGACCCCGGCCCTGCCCGCCACGTTCCAGGCGGACCCGACGCAGGCCGGGGGAGCGATGGGCGTCGGATCGCACGTCGTCATGACCGTCGAGCAGCTCGCCGAAGGCGCCAAGCCGTACCCCATCCGCAACGCGCGCACGCCTCAGCAGCTCGCTGAGTGTGTCCTGCTTGCCGCACGCGCCGAGGGTGTGCCGATTGTCGAGGTGTCGGACGTGACGCGGCAGCCTTGGGGCTGGCAGTGCACTGTGCGTGTCAGCGAAGGCACCCCCGAGGTGATCATCACCAAGGCCGGCGACCTGGAGACCCGCTTCGACCTGGCCACCAACGGTGTCCGGCCTCAGCCGATCAAGGCGCGGCGGGCGTGCGCTGTCCTGCGCCTCGTCGACGGCGACCCGTTCGCGTCCGCCCCCGGAATGCCCTACCGCGCCCCCAAGTCCCTGTCGATCACCGATCGATTCCGCATCGGCACCAGCGTCGGCGGCGACCCGCTTGAGCTGTCCCTGGCCGGCGTGATGGGCCTGTGGGTCGCCGCGTCCGGTGGCGGCAAGACTGGCATCCTTCAGGCGCTGGCCGAGGGTACGACCGCTTGCTACGACAACATCACCATCGACTGCGACCCGCACGGTGACGGCCTCGAAGACCTCGGAGACTGCGTGCGGATCACCGCACGGACGAACGAGCAGATCGAAGCGGTCCTACTGTTCTTCCTGGTCATGTCGAAGGCGCGGGCCCGGCTCCGGGCCAAGCTCGGCATGGGGAAGAAGTGGAAGGCCAGCGCCACACACCCCGCCGTCACGATCTTCATTGACGAGTTCCCCAAGCTCACCGACCTGGCCAAGCGCCTTGCCTTCGACCTGCTGCTCGTCGGCCGCAAGGAACTCGTCGACGTTCAGTTCGCTTCGCAAGGCGGTACCACTCGATACCTCGGCGAGAACGTCGCCCAGATGATCGCTCTACGAGCCGTGGGCCCGTGCAAGGTCGGCGACACGCGCGCCGTCTTCGGCGACGGTTCCGTCAACGAGGGCTACCTACCGCACAAGTTGTCCACGGCTACCGCCACCGACTCCAAAGACGCCGGCCACATCTTCCTGCAGGGCGTGCCTGGTATGGCTGACGAGCCGATCGAGTATGCCGTGCACGAGACGCAGCCCGCAGTGCTTCGGCAGCTCGCCGAAGAGCGACTGGCTGCCGGCCTGCTTGACCCGGACCAGGACAGCCTCGGCGGCATGCGCGGCGTGGACCTGCCCGAGTACGTCGAACCCGAGTACGACAAGGACGGCGACATCAAGAAGCCGGCGCCGGTCGAACTCCTGTCGTGGGAGCAGTTGCTGCGCCTGTGTGGCGCCGAGCCGCCCGCCGGTGCAGAGCTGACGGACGGACCCGCGCGGGCCGCGGTCGAGGACGCGGTCACTGTGATGCAGAAGGCCGACGTCGACCGGATGAAGACCGAGACGCTTCTGCTGGCTCTACGCGACTACGACCCGGACACCTACGGGGAGATGGACGCCGACGAGCTGAAGGCGCTGATGAAGAAGGCCGGCGCCGGGTCCCCGATCACGCTCGGGCCGATCGGCGAGGAGAAGAACCCGCGCGGCTTCAAGCGTGATCGTCTCCGCCACCTCCTGTGACCGCTATGTCGGCAATGCACCCCTGATCGGCCGTGATCTGACCGTAAACCCGCAGGTCACGGCCGCTCTGCCCGCTGATTCGGCTCTGCTCGGAACCTGATCCGAGCGAGCACCGAGCGGACCATCAAACAGCCCTGACCTGCAACTTCTCTGGGTGAGCGGCGCCGATCAGAGAGAACAAACCACCACAAAACAGAAACGGAGCCTACCCATGCCCAAGACCTGGAAGCCGTCCGACGCCAAGCGTTTCTGCCGCGAACTGAAGCTCGGACAGCCGTACTACTACGTCCAGTCGATGGCCACCAACATCGCCCCCTACGAGGACCCGAAGACGTACAGCAAGGTCGTCTTCACCGACCGCCTGCCCCTCACGGGCAACCCGTGCACCGAGTACGGGGCATCCGCCCACACCCTGTGCCAGAACTTCGGACCCATGTACGACACCCCGCCCCGCGGCATGCGCAACATCGCCGACCCCGCCCCCCAGGTCGGCGCGCCCCTCGGCAGCAACGACTATCGCGGCTACCTCGACGACGCCGAGATCCGCGGCCTGGAGAAGCACGTCAAGAGCGGCAGCGACCCCCACACCCGGCAGTCTCCCCGCCGCCGCGGACGCCGCTGACCAAGCCGGGGCGCCCCTTCCCGCCTGGCAGCAATCAGGGGCGCCCCATCCACCCGTCCACACGTCGCGCGTCGCCGCGCGGAAGGGCAACCCAACATGACCATGCCTGCGCTGATCGCGGCAAGCCCGCGTCCCGCCCCCGAGCTCGACCTCGACACCCGCCTCGCGCTCATCAACGTGGCGATGACCGTCCATCTCGACCGGGCCGCCCTCGCCTTCGCAGTGAACACCGCCCACCTTCCCGCCGCGGACCCTATCCCCGAGATCGCCGTCTCCCTGCCGCTCACCCCGACGGCGGCCCCCGACCCCTATACCACGCCAATCGCCGGAGCCCTGTACCGGGCCCGCACACGGATCATGACCGACGGCTGGTGCCGCGACGCCGTCTTCGACGACTCCGGCGCCGTCTGCCCGATCCGCGCCATCCGCCTCGAAGCCGTCGACCGGCACACCGCCGACGACGCCTGCGTACTCCTCCTCGACGTCATCGCCCAGGACTTCCCCGACGCCGAAACCATCCCGAGCTGGAACGCAGCCCAGACCAGCCCCGCACCCGTCCTGCTCTACCTCACCCGCGCCGCCGAGGTCGCCCACAGCCACGGCATCTGACCCTCACGGAGATACGCATGGGCCTCTTCAACCGCAACACCAAGCCCGAAATCATCGCCACCGCCGCCGAGATCGACGCCGCCGGGAAAGCCCTCGCCAACGGCGACGACCGTCTCGCCAACCAGCTCTGCGACCGCGCCGGATCCCGCAGTCAGGACGTTGCGATGGCCGTACTCGCCGCCACCGTCGACCACACCCCCCAGGACTAGGAGACCCCCGTGACCACCCAGACCGTCACCCGCGAGCATCTGCTCGACACCGCGATCAGCCGCCTCTTCGACCTCAGCCTGAAGCAGCGCGCCGGCGAGGGCGGCCCCGAGTTCTCCGCCTTCTTCAACAGCCAGGTCGAGCCGGCCGTCGATGCGGCCCTCGCTGCCGGATGGGCCAGCCGAGACGTGTACGGCGGCGCCGACCGCCGATACGGACAGTGGCTCATCGGCAACGCAAGGATGGAGGGCAACGCCGCCTGATCAGCCAGCGGAAGGGCCCGGACCATCCTCGGTCCGGGCCTCACGCATGCGCGGTACAGCCCGCGCCATCCACCGGTCGTCGCTCAACTGGCGGGGCGGCATCGCCAACTGCAGGCCGGCTGCCACCATCAACTCCAGGCCGACCGCCGTCTCCTGCTCGTCATCGCCCTGCACGGTATATCGAAGCGCCATGACGGCAGTGTGACGCGGGGCGTGAGGGAGCGGGGCGGGAATCCGGGAAGCGGCCCGAGGATGCAGATGTCACGAAACGGACACGTAGCCTCCGCTCGATGCGCGCGGCGCGCATGATGCACCCGACAACGCGCACCGCAGGGGGAATGATGTCCGACAACACGCCGCCGCCCATGCCCAGTTTCCCGCCGCCGGCAAGGAAGAAGCGCACCAAGCTGATCATCATCAGCGTCGCCACGACCGTCGCTGCCGGCGTGGGCGGCCTTGCCTTCTGGCTCTCGCAGCCCACATACGACGACCACGTCAAGAGCTGCATGCAGGCGGTGAAGGAGCGACCCGAGGGCGACAAGTCGAAGCCCGGCGCGTGCGACGAGTTGAAGAAGGACGACTACAACGCGGTCGTCATGAACCAGGTGATCGGTGACCTGGGATGGACGGACGAAGACGGGAACTTCGACAAGAACGAGATGATCGAAGACGGTCTGAACGACACCCCGTGACGTAGTGAAGCGGCCCCGCTGGACCGGCGGGGCCTTCGTCATGCGGTCGGCATCTCACCTGCCGCGTGATCGGCGTGTCCTCCAGCCCTTGCGTGCCATGCGGGAGCGTTGCGGGAAGTTCCGGCCGCCGTTGCTGATGCGGGCCGCCTTCTCCTTACTGGCGCCCTTCCGGCGCAGCGCCTTGTATGCGGCGTGGCGTGAGCGGTAGACGAAGCCCCAGCGTCCGCCTCGGTCGGAGACCATCAGCGCCCCTTTCCTGCGGTGCGGCGGGACGTGACCGCCGCTTCCTTCGTTGCCCTGTCTTCCATGGTGCGCCCGTGCCAGGGGTTCCGGTAGGGGAGTAGACGACCGAAGTGACGTCATGGCATACGATTCAAAGGTGAACATGGCGACATGTCGATGAATCGACGGTAGCGAGGAGACTCGGATGGTTGGCGGACCAAACCCGTACAAGCTCAAGAACGCGTCCGCCCGAGCCGACCTGGCCGCCCTCGTCTTCGACTTGCGAGTCCAGGGCCTGAGCTTCTACGCCATCGACGCCCTCACACAAGAACCCGACGGCCCGACCAGCGGCACGCGCATCCCCGCCTCCACCGCCCGCGACCTCGTCCGCGAGGAGCGTGAACGCCGCCTTGATCCGAAGGTCGACGAATACCGGGCCCTCGAACTCGCCCGCCTCGAAGCCGCCCTCGAACGCCTCCACAACATGGAGGAATCCGTCCAGCGCGTGATGGGGCGCAAGCACATCACCGTCAACAACGGACGCGTCATCCGAATTCTCGACCCCGAGAGCGGCGAAGAAGAGCCCGTCGAGGACGACACCTTCGTCCTCCAGGCCGTCGACCGGCTCAACCGCATCGAGGAATCCCGTCGCAAGACCAGCGAATCCATCCGCCGCCTCCTCGGCCTCGATATGCCGATCAAGGTCGATCAGACGGTCACCGAAACCACCCAGCAGGACATCGAGCTACAGGAGATGATCCGCGACGCGAAGGCCCGCGTGCGGCTGGAGGAGCAGCAGATCGTAGACGGCGGCGAGTCCGGCGATGCGAGCTGACGATGGCGACCGCGGTCCGCGCACACGGCTATCTCGCTGGCCTCGATGCCGAGACCTTCGACTTGACGGCCTACCTCGCCCGCTTCGACGTCCGCCTGCTTGCCGATCCTGAAGGGCGCTGGACCCTCACCCGCCTTGATCCGCTGCTGTTCGGGCTGGTTTACCTGCGCCATCACCTCCGCGACAGCGAAGGCCACATCACGTTCGGGGATGCGCACCTCGACTGGTGCCGCGCCGCCCGTTCCTGGGTGCGCCCACCCACTGAGCCAGCCGAGCACCGTGACGCCTACATCGCCCCCCGCAACATGGGCAAGAGCACGTGGTGGTTCCTCATCCTGCCGATGTGGGCTGCCGCGCACGGCCACGTCAAGTTCGCTGCCGCGTTCGCGTCCTCCGCGTCGCAGGCGGAGACGCACCTCGCCACGTTCAAAGCGGAGATCGACCGCAACCAGCTGCTCCGGCAGGACTTCCGCACCCTGTGCACGCCGGCGAAGCGGCCGTCCGGTGCGAACGTGGCGGACACGCAGTCGATGTACATCGCCGAGTCGGGGCTCGTTTTCGCCGGCCGTGGTATCGACTCTTCCAACCTGGGCATGAAGGTCGGCGAACGCCGCCCTGATCTGTTGCTGTGTGACGACATCGAGCCGGATGAGAGCAGCTACTCGGCGGATCAGGCGGAGAAGCGGCGCAAGACTCTCGTCGACGCGATCCTCCCCCTCAACGTGTATGCCAGGGTGGTCATCTCGGGCACGGTGACGATGCCGGGCAGCATCGTGCACCAGCTCGTCAAGCATGGCCGCGGCGTCGAGACCGCGGAGTGGGTTCGGGAGGAGGGCTTCCGCGCGCACTACACGCCGCCGATCGTCAAGCGCGATGACGGTACGGAGCGCAGCGTGTGGCCGGCGAAGTGGCCGCTCTCCTACCTGAAGTCGATCGAGCACACCCGATCCTTCGCGAAGAACTACGCCAACGACCCGATGGGTGCGGACGGCGATCTGTGGACTCCGGACGACTTCCGGTATCCGGCCGAGGAGGGCGTGGACCCGGTCACGCACATGATGCTGTCGATCGACCCGGCGGTGACGGCGAAGAAGAGCAGCGACTTCACGGCAATGGCGGTGGTGTCGTGGTCGGCGCAGCGCAAGCGGTGCACCGTGCACGCGGCCGTGGCCCTGAAGATCCAGCCGGGCCCGCTGCTACGGGAGCGCGTTCTGGCGTTCCTTGATGAGTTCCCGGAGATCGGGCTGATCTTGATCGAGGTGAACCAGGGGCAGGACACGTGGCAGGCGATCCTGCACGACATGCCGGTGAAGGTGAAGCCGGTGTCGCAGACGGAGAACAAGTTCGTCAGAGCCGAGGGAGTCCTGCACCACTACCAGCGCGGTCGGGTCATCCACGCCCGGCGGCTGGTCGAGGTGGAGCAGCAGATGTGCGCCTTCCCCAAGGCCCCTCACGACGACCTGGTCGATGCGGTCGGCTCGGCGATCCGGCGGTTCATCCCGAACAAGCCTCGCGAAGTATCCAAGGCAAGTAGCTCCAGTTACCTTTGATTCGAAGGTGACTGCGTATGATTGCCCTGGCGAGGGAGGTTCCTTTGGATGACGAGTCGCGCGCCGACCTCATGTACGGCATCGCCGAACTGAAAGAGGCCCGCCCCGAATACGACCGTGCCCAGTCCTACTACGACGGCAAGGTCCCCGAAGTCTTCAGCAGCACCCGCATCCGCCGCGCCCTCGCCGCCCGGGACATCGACTTCGACCTCAACTTCGCCAAGACGCCGGTCAACGCGGTCGTCAACCGGCTCAAGATCGCATCGGTCACCAGCCCCGACGAGGACGTCAACACGCTCATCTCGAAGATCTGGCAGGACAACCAGCTCAACCTCGAGATGCCCGACGTCTTCCGGAGATCCGGGGAGTACGGAGACGCCTACCTGTTCGTCCTGCCCGTCGAGGACGACAAGGGCAACGTGATCCGCGTTGACATGTTCTACAACAGCCCCCAGACCGTCCGCGTGATCTACTCGCCGGACAATCCACGGGTCAAGCTGTTCACCATCAAGAAGTGGTCGGAGTACGGCTGCCACAGGGCAGAGCTGCTCTACGACGACCGCATCGAACGCTGGACCACCAACAAAGGATCCGACGGCAGCAAGCCCGCCGACTGGATGCACTGGCTCGCAGACCCGGACGAAGGCGAAGCCGCCGATACGGAGTCGTGGCTCATCTCCCACGACTGGGGCGAGCAGCCGGTCTTTCACTTCCGCACCGACCGCCCCTACGGGGTCCCGGAGCACTACGGCGCCTACGGCCCACAGAACGCGATCACCAAACTGCAGGCCACCCACATGGGGACCGTCGACTACCAGGGCGCACCCCAGCGATACGCCCTCACCGACGCCGCCACCACCGACACCAGCGACCTGGAACCCGGCGACTTCGACGACTTCCCGTCCGACGATGCCGGCGCGGGGCCCACAGACTCCGGCGACGACAGCTCCCTCAAGGCCGGGCCGGGGGAGATGTGGCTGCTGCGCGGCTTCAAGACGGTCGGCCAGTTCGATGCCGCGCAGCCTGGCGTGTTCCTGGACCCCATCCACTTCAACGTGCGGGCGATGGCGCAGATCACCGACACGCCGCTGCGCATGTTCGACCCGCAGTCCAACCAGCGGTCGGGGGAGTCCTACCGCGAGGAGGACGGCCCCTTCATCAGCAAGATCGAAAACCGGCAGATCTCCTACGGCGCCACCGTCCACGAAGCCTTCACCTTCGCGCTGCGCCGCTTCGGCATCGTCGACCCCGTCGTCACCGTGGACTGGGTGCCCGCCAAGTCCGTCACCGACGCGCAGGGCTGGCAGACCGTCAAGGCGAAGATCGAAGCCGGAGTGCCGCGCAAGCAGGCACTCATGGAAGCCGGCTACCGGGCCGAACAGGTCGACAAGTGGCTCGCCGGCGTCGACGACGCCGAACTTCAGCGCCGCGTCGACATCCTGGCCAGCCTCGCCGACAGCGCCCAGAAGCTCGGCGCCGCCGCAACCCTCGGCGTCATCGAAAACGCGCAAGCACAGGCGCTCCTCAACGGCGCCCTCTCCGACATCGAACTCCTCGCCGACGCCCAGGCCAACGGGTGATGGCCCGCCGCCCCGACCGCAGTGAGCAGCTCGCCCGGCTGGTGCAAGGCGAGCAGACCGACGCGGTCCGCGACCTTGAAGACGCGATCACCGGTCGCGCCGTGGGCGATACCGCGGCCAGGTTCGACGCCCTCCAGCGCCGCTCCCTCACCGCGTGGGTGACCGCGTTCGGTAGCACGCAGAGCGCACCCGACGACACCCCCCTCCTGCGGCGGATCCTCGCGACGATCCGCGCCGCGATACGGCGCCTGCTCGGACCGCTTGCCCCTCGAGCCCAACGCGCCCTGACCGCGCGCCTTGCAGATGCAGTCAAGCTCGGAGCCCGGCAACATGCCGCCTACGTCTCGCAAGCCGAGAGGAAGCGCGCGCGCCGCGTCACCGCCTCCGCCAGCCAGACGCTGCGCACCACAGCCGCCCGCATCGCCGACACCGTCACCGACCGCCGCGACCGCGCCCTTGCCCTCCTGCAACCCCGCATCGCCGACCGCTGGTCGCGCGTAGCCACCGGCATCGGCACCGCCCGCAGCGCCCTGTACGCGGTCCGCTCCCACATCACCTGGACAGTAGGGCAAGCCGTCAACGAAGGGCTCCTCGCTGGAATCAGGGCCATGGGCGCCCGCAAACTGTGGGTGTCGGAGCGGGACGCCTGCGTCTCCTGTGCCGCCTACGCAGGTCTCGTCGTCGACGTCGCCGCCGACTTCCCCGGGGGCCTGTCCTGGGATCCGAATCAGCGTGGACGCACCGGCCCTCTCGACGCGCCGCCCCTGCATCCGCACTGCCGCTGCCGCGTCGTCGCCTGGAAGGACGCGTGGGTCGTCGACGGCATCCCCTCGCTGCCGGAAGCGCTGCGGCGGGAAGCGCGCCGTTCCATCGCCCGCGGCTGGAGCCTGCCCACCGAGTCCGGTGCCGCACGCATCCGCGCCGCCCGTGAACTTCTCCGTGCCGGCGCCGGCCTGCCGAAGAGCGTCGAGGAGTTCGCCGCTCTCGCCGTGCGGGCCGGCCGCTTCCAGGACCGCTCCGTACCGACAGGCCCGTGATGGGTAACCCGCCACCCCCGAGATGGGAGCACCACATGAACACATCTGACCCCGAGGCGGCCGAGAACCGGCTCCCGATCAGCGTTCCGGCCGACATGGTCCTCGGCTATCGAGCCGACGGCAGGCCCATCCACCCGATCGCGGGCGGTGCAGAGGACGGCGACGAGCCGGACATCGAAGTGCCCGACGAGCCGGAGCCCGAGGCCGAGCCGGTCGACGACGAGCCGGAGCCCGAAGAGGCACCGAAGCCGAAGGCGCCGGCAAAGAAGACTGCGGAGCCGAAGCCCGGCGACGACGACTACGTTGCCCCGTCGAAGAGCGAGTGGGCGCGCACGCAGGCCGCGCTGAAGAAGGCCAACGACGACGCGAAGCGCCACCGCCTCCGCAACAAGGAGCTGGAGGAGGCGGCGCGCACGGGCGAGACGGAGCACGAGAAGGCGCTCCGTGAAGCCCGGGAGGAAGGTGAACGCCGTTACCGGGCCCCGCTCGTGCGCACCGCAGCCCGCTCGGCGCTGGTCGAGGCCGGGGCGCTCGCCTTCTTGCAGGAGGAGAAGGACCCGGAGTCGCAGACCGCCCGCGAGAAGGGCGAGTCCCGGCTGAAGCGGCTCCTGAAGCTGGTGGACACCGAAGCCCTCGATATAGACGAGGACGGCTCTGTCTCCGGGCTGGAGGCAGCCGTGGATGAGCTGCGCCGCGACTACCCGGAGCTGTTCGCCGCCCCGGCGCGGAGGCCGAAGGTCCGGCCGACCGGTGCGCCGCGCCCGCCTGCGCAGGAGAAGCCGAAGAGCACGGCCGAGGTGCACGCCGCGAGGCTCCTGGGCAGGGCTTGACCCCAAGAGGTATATTCAGCACCAGGTGAATTACTTCGGTGATCGGAGTAGCCCGCCGCCCTTGCTTGCGAAGGCGCCCGTGATGGGGCCCGAGCCTCAATCGCTTTCCCCATCACGCCGCCCGCAGGAGGGCCACCGTGGCACGCAACACCATGGAAGCCTGGATCCCCGAAGAGTGGGACTCCAGCCGCGTCATCCAGTCCATGCTCCAGGTCTCCGCGGTCGAGGGCCTCGCCTCCCGCATCCCCATGGGCTCCGACACCAAGCACGTCCCCCGCACCGCCGGGATGGGCGTCGACGTCGTCGCCAAGGGCGGCGCCTACGGCGAGGACGTCAGCCTCAACGACGAAGTCCTGCTCACCGCCCGCAAGTTCGGCAAGGCGGCGCGCATCGCCGAGGAGGACATCGACGACTCGGTCGCCTCCATCATCGAGGCGAAGATGATCGGCTGGGGCAAGTCCTACGCCAAGATGATCGACAACGCCAGCCTCGCCGTGTCGGCGGCCGAGAACGGCACCACCATCCCGTTCACCAGCCTCTACCAGCTGCTGAACACCACGGACGCCACCCTCTCGTACACCGGCGGCACGAACATCACCACCGCCTCCAGCTCGGGCGCCCCCACCTACACGGAGTTCTCCACCGCGATCGGCAACGTCGAGGCCGGCGACTACTTCGACCCCGGCAACATGGTCGCCATCGCGCACCCGGCGTTCCGGAAGAGCCTGCGCGGCGTGGTCGACGGCCAGTCCCGCCCGATCTTCAACGAGAACGGTGCCGGCACCCCCGACACCATCTTCGGCGTTCCGGTCCGCTGGTCCCTCGGCGCGAAGATCAGCGCCACCGCGACGCCGACCCCGACCGGCCGGCCGATCATGGCGTTCGTCAACCCCGAGCTCATGCTCCTCGGCGTCCGTTCCGGACCCGAGTCCGTGTTCATCGACGGCCGCGACGGACTGTCCGCCCTCACCGACGAGTCGATCCTCAAGATGCGCGCCCGCCGCGGCTGGGCCTACGGCCACCCCAACGGCGCGGCCATCCTCGTCGGCTGACCCTCTCTCGCGTCGGGCGGCACGACACCACAGCAGGGAGGCGAGCCGTGGCAACCAGGAAGACCACCAGCAGCAAGGCCAGCGAGGCCCGCGAGCAGGTACGGCAGCGGCAGTTCCCCGCCAAGGCCGGCCAGCCCGACGTGGAGGTCGACGAGCGGTCCCCGGACGGCGCCAAGGGCACACGGCACGTCAAGGAGTTCGTCGTCCTCGGCGAGGCGTGGACCGGCGAGGAGTACCAGCACGAGGCCAACAAGGCCGCGGTCCACAACGAGGCGATCCAGCGCGGCCTGCACCCGCGTGGCGAAGCCAGCTTCGACGGCTCCGAGGACCACCCTGACGGCGCGTCCCTGACTCTCACCTACTCGGTGGAGACCGTGCCGTCGTCGGTCGACGACAAGCCGGAGGACACCACCACCCCGCGCGACGTCATCGAAGACGCCGGCGGCGACACCAGCAGCAGCAAGGCCGAGGGCTGACATGGTCGACGCCTGGGCAACTCCGCAGCAAGTCATCGATATCACCGGGGTGTCGGTGACCGATGCGCAGCTGTCCCAGGCGCAGTCCAGCATCGAAATGTTCTCCAACCGGATCTACGACGACACGGCCCGGATCCGCACCCGGGACGTGTACTGGCTGCGGAAAGCGGTCGCCTACCAGGCGGCGTGGCAGAAGAGCCAGTACGACCTGCACACCCGCCTGGACGCCAACCAGGTCCAGCAGGACGGCGTCGTCGCCAGCCTCAACGCCACAGCGATGGTCCTCGGCCCGGAGGCCAAGCAGGCGCTGCAACGCTGCTCGTGGATGCGGTCCCGCACCATCCACGTGCGGTCGCCGTTCGTTGACGGCCATGGCGGCTACGCCAGCGCCCTCTCGGACGCCAGCGACGAGCAGTTCGAGTGGACACCCGTGGACGGTGCCTGATGTACCTGGCCACTACCACCGTCAGCATCCTCGGCGGCAGCAGCACGGACGAGTTCGGCGACGACACCGACGGCACCACGGTCCTGGCATCCGCCATCCCGGCGTCGCTCATCGAATCGGCCCGCACCGCATCCGAACCAGTCTCCGGGATCAAACGCATCGTGCGAACCCACGTCTGCCGGCTGCCACCCGGCACAGCAGTCGACGAGGACAAGCGGATCAAAGACGAGTCGACGGACGAGATCTACATCGTCGTCGCCGTCACCCGCAACGCCAACCCCGTCCTCGCGCAGCCTCTGCGCGCCGACCTGAAACGCACAGGACGAGCCGCCTGAGGCTCCGAAATAGAACACCGCCCCACTGGCATCCACGGCCCGTAAACGGCCGGCCAGCAGGGCAGCAAGCCCGCCGACCGTAGAGGAGGTGCAGGGATGGGTGCTGATTACCGCGTCGTCGTGAACGCCGGCTGGCCGGGCTGGGTCCGCAACTCCGTCACCCGCTACCTCAACAAACTCGGCAGGGAAATCCAGAACGACATGGAACGCATGGCCCCGGTGCGCACCGGCCGCATGCGGGCAGCGCTGTACCACGAGGTGAACCGCGGCGAGCTGCGTGTCGGCGTCCGCAACGTCCCGTACTGGAGCACCGTCGAGTTCGGGTCAGGGCCGCACATCATCACCCCGAATACGAAGAAGGCCCTGCACTGGCCGGGCGCCCGGCATCCCGTGAACCGGGTCTTTCACCCCGGCACCCCGGCCCAACCGTTCATGAGGCCGGCGCTCTACAAGCGGCGGGGGAGGCTCTGATGGCCGTCGTCCCCGTGGCGAACACGGAGCTGGTCGCCGTGGCCTGGCTGGCGTCCGCGGATGGGATCGAGCCGGGGCAGGTCGCGACGACACTGCCGTCCAGCCAGGAAGCGTGGGAGCCGAACGGGTTCGTCCACGTGGTCGGCGCTGTGGGCGGGAGTCCGCAACTGGACTACGCACTGCGCGAGCCGGTCGTCCAGGTCGACGCCTACGCGGTTAATCCCTCCTCCGGCAAGCCGCCGTGGGGCAAGGCGGCTTCCCTGATGGAGCTGATCGTGGCAGCGACCTACGACGAGGCCGGGCTCCAGCGGGCTCTCACGCTCCGGCCCGGCTATCCCCAAGCCCGCGTGCTGACCGCGCACTTCATGTCAGAGCCGCGGCGAGTGCCGGGCGATGACGCGTCCTTCGCCCGCTACCAGGCAGACCTTGTCCTGCACTGGATCACCCTCTAGGAGCGCCATGCCGACCGTCCGCACCAGCATCCAGCCCCACGTCGACCTCGAAGTCGGCGATGCCGAGTACCTCGACCTCAAGAGGCAGGGGCTCCTCATCGAGGACGCCGAGACGCCCACCGACACCGAGCGCACCCACACTCCTGCCGCCGCACCGGCCAAGTTCCCTGCCGCAGCGAAAATCAAGGAGTAGGCCATGGCGGTCACCACCACCAACTTGATCATGGGACCGGGGACCCTGTACATCGGGAACTTCGGTGCCACCGAACCCCTCGACACCGTCGTCAACACCACGCCGGCCGCCTCCGCCTGGACTGACCTCGGCGGCACGCAGGACGGCGCGAAGCTGACGATCGACCAGACGTACACCGACCTCGAGGTCGACCAGATCGTCGACGTCCCCGGCGCCCGCCTTACCAAGCGCCTGTTCACGATCGAGACGAACCTCGCCGAGCCGACGCTCGAGAACCTGAAGTACTTGCTGAACGACGGCACCGCGGCCAGCGGCTCGGGCTACAAGAGCTTCGAGCCGATCTACGCAAGTTCGGCGACGCAGCCCACCTACCGGGCGGCGATCCTCGACGGGTTCGCCCCCAACCAGCTGCGCCGCCGGTTCATCATCCGCAAGGTGCTCAGCTCGGACAAGGTCGAGTCGACGTACAAGAAGGACGGCCAGACCCTCTTCACCGTGAAGTGGTCCGGCTTCTACGTGTCCTCCGTCATCGCGCCGTTCAAGCTCATCGACGAGACCGCCTAGGAGCCACCGTGACCACCCGAGCGCCCAAGACCCGCACCGCTCCGGTGCCCGCACCCGCCGAAGACGACGGCGTGCTGCGTCTCTCGACCGCTTCGGTGCCCGCCGTTGAGGAGGCCCGCGAGCCGCTGTTCTACATCGACGGCGAAGAGTTCACCGTCCCCAAGCTGATCTCCCCGCGGATCGTGTACCTCGGCATCGACAAGATGCGCCGCGACGGCCCGCTGTTCGGTTCCATGTACGTCGCCGAACTCGTCCTCGGCAAGGAGCAGTACCAGAGCCTCCTCGAGCACTACGAGGCCGAGAGCATCACCCAGGACCAGTTCGACCAGGCCATCAAGGCTGTCACCTCCCTCTTCTTCGACCAGGAGAAGCGCGCAGCCCGCGGCGAGGAGGAGGCGGGAAAAGCTTCGGACGCTTCACTAGCCAGCTAGCAGACCACGCCTGGATCGTCGAGTACCGCGATGACGTCGACGCGGACTTCCTCGCGATCTACGGCATCGACCTCGAAACCGACGAGTCGCTGAGCGCGAAGCGGTTCCTTGCCAGGGCTGCCCGCCTGCCCGCCTACGACGGCGCCATGACCGCCGTCATCCACACCCTGACCGAACCCGCACAGGCAGCCGCACCTGCCACGCCCACCGAAGCCGAAGAGGTATCCGTCGACGCGGTCAACCTCCTCATCCCCGGCCTGATCGAACGCGTGGAGGTGTAGCCCGGTGTCCTTCCTCATCGCCTCCGGGCACGTCGAGGTCGAGGCCAAAACCGGCAAGGCCATGACGGCGATCACCGGCCTCGTCGGAGCGCTCGGCGCCGTCGGGCCCGTAGCCGGAGTCGCAGCCGCAGGCATCGCCTCCGCCGGCGCGGGGGTCGCCGCGTTCGGTGTCGCCGCCGCCAAGCAGATCGTCGACCTGAAGAACGCCACGCAGGCGCAGAACAAGTACGAAGACGCGGTCGCCAAGTCCGGGCGGGGCTCCAAAGAGGCGGCGCAGGCGCAGCTGGAGTACCAGCGGACGCTGGCAGCAATGCCGCGCGCCACCCGTGAGGCCACCGCCGCCTGGGCTGCGCTCACCGACGAGTACAAGGCATGGTCCGACAGTCTCGCCGACGACACCATGCCCGTCTTCACGCACAGTTTCCAGCTCTTCCAAGCACTGCTGCCGAAGACGACCGGCCTGGTACAGGGCACGTCGCGGGAACTGGACCGCTTCCTCACCCTCGTCGCCGGCGAGGTGGCGTCCCCCGGCTTCGACCGCATGATGGGCGACTTCACAGAGTTCGCCACCGGATCGCTGCGCTTCGGCCTGGACGGCATCCTGGAGCTCTCCCGCGCGGTGGCTGACTTCGGAGCAGGCGGCGGCTTCGACGAGTTCATCGACACGGCAGGCGACGTAGGGCCGGTACTGGGCGAGACTCTCGCGAACCTCGCAGAGGCAGTGATCAATCTCGCTGCGGCCGGCGGTGACCTGGGCATCTCCATGCTGACCGCCGTCAACGCTCTGGCAGAGCTGGTCAACGCCGTGCCACCCGAAGCCCTCGGAACCATGCTGCAGCTGTACGCGGCACTGAAACTGATCAGCGTCGGCGTGGGCATGGTGGCGGGCGCCGCGTCGGCTGGGGCGGTGGCCCGCCTCGGCGCCTACTTCGCACTGATGCGCGCGGCCGGTGTGGGACCGACCCTACGGGCGACCGCGGCGAGCATGACGGCAGTACAGAAGGCGAGCATCGGCCTCGGAGTCCTGGCCGTGGCCGCGATCGGCATCGACAAGCTGGCGGACAAGGCACGCGGGGCGCCCCCGGACGTCGACCGCCTGACGACCAGCCTGATGCGGCTCGCGGACACGGGAAAGTTCACGGGCGAACTGCGCGACGCATTCGGCAACATGGACGGCCTGGCCGACGACCTGAAGAAGCTGAGCGAGGCCCAGGCAGAGGTCGACCGCCTCCAGTCGAAGATGTCCCAGACGGAGCTATTCGAGATCAAGAACCGCACCAACCCGGTCGGTGACTGGTTCTGGGGCATGATCGACGACTTCAAGAACGGCGAGGAGTCGGCAACCGCCCTCGCGGACAAGTTCGGCGCTCTCGACGACGCCCTGGCCCATCTGGCGACCTCCGGGTACGGGCAGGCGGCAGCGGAAGACTTCGCCACCATCCGGGAAGCGCTGCGAGGCGAAGGCATATCCGACGCCGAGATCAACAAGACGTTCGACAACTACAAGGCGGCCGTCGCCAACCTGAAGGCGGAGCAGGAACTCGCCGCCCGCGGCATGGGCGTCTTCGGCGACATGGCCCTGGAGACCGGCCGCAAGCTGGAGTCCCAGAAGACGTCCGCGGACGGCCTACGGCAGGCGATCCTCAACCTGAACGACACGAACCGGGCGGCCTACGACTCGCAGATCCAGTTCGAGGCGGGCGTTGACGCGCTCACCGCCTCGTTCAAGGAGAACGGCGCCACCCTCGACATCAGCAGCGAAGCGGGCCGCAAGAACGGCGAGACCATGTCGGCGGCGGCCAAAGCGCACGACGAGATGATCGCCGCCGGAATCGCGTCGGGTGAATCCCTCGGGTCGATGACCAGCAAGTCTGACCAGCTGCGCACCACGATGATGCGGCTGGCAACCGATGCGTTCGACGGCAACAAGAAGAAGGCGCAGGAGTACACCGACAAGCTGCTCGGCGTACCTGGACAGGTCACAACCCTGGTGAAGGCGGAGCGGCAGGACGCGCTCACGGGCCTGAACGAGGTGCAGGCCGAGATCCAGAAGACGCCGGGAGCGAAGTCCGTCACGGTATCCACCCTGAACGCGGCAGCGATCAAGGCCCTGGAAGCCGTCGGCTACAAAACGAAGACGCTGCCGGACGGAAGCACCCAGGTCACCACGAAGAACGGCCAGGCCATCGGGTCGATCGGCGCGGTGAACCAGGCGATGAACAGTATCGACGGGAAGACGGCCACCACCTACCTGAAGACCGTAAAGATCACTGAGATCGTCACCAAGGGGAGCGGAAGCGTCCACAGCGCTGTGGGTGGCTACCGCCGTGCCCAGGGTGGACCTGTACCCGGCTACGCGGGCGGCGGCAACGTTCAGTACTTCCCCAACGGGGGATATGTTCAGGGCCCCGGCGGACCGATGAGCGACAGCATCAATGCGCTCATGGGATCCGGTGCAGCCGCCCGGGTTTCCGATACCGAGTACGTGGTGCGGGCCGCTGCGGTCGACAAGTATGGCGTCCCCTTCATGGATGCCCTCAACGCCGGGCGGCTCAGCCTTCCGGGCTTCGCCAAGGGCGGCAAGCTCACCGCGAAGCAGAAGGCCGCCGCCGCAGCGGAGAAGCAGCGGCAGAAGGAAGGCCGCGGCGCCCTCACCGGCGACGTCACCTTCTCTACGGCGGGGAAGCTGGCCGGCTTCAAGAACCCTGAGATGATCCACAACCTGGGCATGCCGGACTCCGTCAACGCCCTGGCTGGGTCGATCAACACGTACCTGGCGAACATCAGGAAGGCGTTCTCCGGCGCGACCGAGACGCGGCTCGTCTCGCAGATGATGAAGTCCGGCAAGGCGCTCCTCGACAACCAGAAGAAGCTGGAGTCGGTCAACAAGTCCCTCGACAAGGCGAAGGACGCGCTCGAGGACGTGAAGGGCAAGTTCGACCAGCTCAAGACGTCCGTGTCCTCGTCGCTGGTGAGCTTCGGCAACATCACGAAGATCGGCAAGTACGGCACCAGCCCCGAGACCTTGATCAAGCAGCTGCAGTCCGACACGAGCCGCACCACCCAGTTCGCGAGCATGCTCGAGCAGCTCAAGGGCAAGGGGCTCAACGGCCAGTCGATCAGTGAGATCGCGCAGGCCGGCGTCACCGGCGGCGGCATGGCGACCGCTCAGTCCCTCCTCAACGCGACGCCCGCACAGATCAAGCAGATCAACGAGCTTGAGGCGCAGCTGAAGAAGAGTGCGGACAAGGCGGGCACGGTCACGGCGGACGCCATGTACGGGGCTGGCGTGCGGGCCGCCGAGGGCCTGGTGAAGGGCCTCACCGCCCAGCAGAGCAAGATTGAACTCGCGATGATGGTGATCGCGAAGGCGATGGAGAAGTCCATCAAGGCCGCCCTGGGAATCAAAAGCCCGGCGAAGGTGATGGAGCCCATCGGCGACTTCGCCTTCCAGGGCGTCGAGCAGGGCTGGGTCAAGCGGGCCGCGGCGGGCAGCACCCTGCTCTCCGGCAAGGCGGCGGGTCTCCGGGTCCGGCCGGCCATGATGGCGGGCGCATCGGCCGCCTCCATACAGGGCGGCGCATCCGTCGTAGTCCACCTGACGCCGACCTTCAACACGATGACGCTGCCTGCCGCGGCCGAGCGGAAGGCGTTCGCGCAGGCGATGGCGAAGGACATCAACGACGCGCTCCTCGACTACCAGAAGGCGAGGCGTCGCTGATGCCCCAGGGCGACTACGGAGATCTGCAGGTGGGGCGGCTCCTGTTGCGGGAGACGTTCAAGGAAGGCGAGTCCGTCGGGACAGCGCGCACCCTCGACCTGGAAGGGCAGGAGTCCACGCCGCCCCTCACCCGAGCCGCGCTGGTGTGGCGGCACGACAACCTGACCGCCCTCGAGCAAGGCTGCGTGCACCCGCTCACCTTCACGGACAAGCCCGAACGTAACTGCTACGTCAACGTCGACTCCGTCTCCGCGGACTACACGGAGTGGCGCAACGAGGTCGTCACCTGCGACTGGAAACTCGGCCTGACCCGCCTCGGCTCAGACAGCGAAGTCGACCTGCAGAGCAGGCTCACCGGAGTCGCCCGCGTCAACGACTTCGCCCTGACAGGGGAACGCTGGCACGCCCCGCCTATCGGCCACTACGGCTACCAGACCGGCACTTCCAGCCCCACCACGATGACCCGCACCGGAGCGGACGGCACCATCACCGTCTACCGGAGCATCCCGGCCGGAGTCTCCCCGCGCTGGGGGTGCGCCCCCACCAGCTACCTCAACGGCCGCGTCCGCCTCACCGCCAGCGGAACAGAGGTGTGCGGCGTCGACCAGTCGCTGGCGCCGACCGGATGGGCGCTGACCAACGGCCTCGTCAACGTCACCACCTCGGCGTCGGCAACCCTCGACGTGCAGACCTACGCGGGCGGGGCGTGGCAATCCAAGCTGTGGAACATCAGCGCCTCCGGCTCCGCAGCGTCGATCACAACATGGGACGGGGCGACGCTGCTCCGCAACGACCCTGAACACGTGATCCTCAGGTTGACCAAGGGCCTCAGCCCGGGGCGCGCCACCCTCGACCTCACGCTGCGCCGCGGCTCCCGCACCGTCGAGGGATACCTACAGACCACCACCGCGAACACCCTCGCCGCCTACCTGGCGACCGCCGAAACGAACACGTCGTTCGCCGCGTCCGGCTACGTCACCGCAACCGGCGACGACGCCGCCGGCAACCGCTTTGCCGCCGGCTCCGCCCGCACTCTCGCCGCTCACGCTAGCGGCGGCGTCACCCGGGCTGCGGCCACCAGCCTGGACTTCTGGATCGGCGCCGTCGCCAGCCAGCCGACCCTGAACAGTAACCCGACGTTCGAAACGGACGCGTCCGGCTGGACCACCACGAACGCCACTCTCACCCGTTCCAACGTTCAGGCTAAATACGGATCATGGTCCGGGCTCCTCACCTCCACCGCCGGATCCGCACCCCGCGCCCAGTCCGCCCTCTCCCCGGTCAGCACAGGGCAGAGCTACCGGGCCTCCGGCTGGATGTACGCGCCCGCCTCAATCGCGGCGGGCATCGGCCTGAACATCAACTGGTTCGACGCCTCGCAGGCGTACCTTTCCACGTCATCGAACTCCACCACCCCAGCCACGGGCGCCTGGGTCTTCATGGACAGCAACTTCACCGCCCCAGCCTCCGCCGCCTACGGGAACGTGCTCTACACGATCAACGGAACGCCAGGCGCGGGCGTACTGCTGTACGGCGACGACATCAGGATGCGCGCCGCCACCCCGTCCGGGGACGCGGCCACCGACCTGCGGAACCAGTACATCGGCGCCCTACCCGAGACGATCTACGCGGTGAGGCGGTGAAGTATGCCGGTCAATGACGTCCTCAACGCCCTCGGCTCCTGGGACATCACGCTCAAGCCGACGGCCCCGCCCGACCTGTGGGACGCGATCGACTTCTTCGGGCACGTCGCGTTCATCCCCGGCCGCCTCGACCCGGCCCAGTACGGCGACAGCCTGCTGGACGCGGCCCGCTACGTCGGCGTGGTCCGCAAGCGCGACAACTCCGGCGACGACCGCCGCACCAAGGTCATCGAGCAGGGCTACGAGCTCGGCGGCGTCGGCATGGCCATGTGGCTCGGCGACGACGAAGACAAAGGCGACCTCTACGAAAACGCCGTCAGCCCCGCCTCCGCCACCTTCGCCACGGCCGTCACCTCGCTACTGCCCGCCTCAGGCGCGGTGACCGCAGGCACGATCCACTCGGTACCCGGCACCTATTCGGGCCGGCACCAGTACGAGACGCCCCGCAAGGCCATCACCTACGTTTGCGAGACGTTCTCCGCCTCCACCGGCCAGAAGGTCAACTGGCGCGTCAACGGAGACGGCACCCTGGACGCCGGCTTCGAGACGGATCTTTTCGTCACCGACCCCCGCTGCGTGATCTCGCGCAAGACCGCGGGCAAGGACACGTCCGGAATCGAGTCGGTGCCGGGCGCGTTCGGCGTATCCCGCGACATGGAGGACTTCACCACCCGCGTCGTCCTCCTCGCCGAAGGGGCAGGCGAGTCGATCGCCACCGGCACCGCCGACATCTCCCCGGGCCTGAACCCGTACAAGAACATCCACGGCGGCTCGCTGAAGCTGACCAGGCTGGCATCGGAGTCGGATACAGGCGTCACGCTCGCCGACACCCGGGCCGCACTCCTCCTCGAGCAATACACCGCCTCGCAGGACGAGCTGGTCGTCGAGACCGACAACTTCTACATCGAGGGATCCTTCAACGTCGGCGACTACGTGTGGGTGTGGGATCCCAACGCCGGTCTCGTCGACCCCGATGAAGAGATCACGTTCCGCGGTGAACGCCTCAACCCAATCAAACTGCAGGTCACAGAAGCGAAGTGGCCGATCACCGAGGGGTACACGGTCGCCTACCGGGCCGCCGACGGCACCTGGTACGACCTCACCGACCACGTCGAATGGGACAGCTCCCACACCGTCTACGTCACCGTCGGCGGCTTCGCCCGCGCCCTCGAGGGATCCGGCAGCCAGCCGGTCGGCTCACGCCCCAGCCAGGACACCTCGATCCCTGGCCAGCCGACGCTCATCACCCCGTTCATCGGCTCCGCCTACCTCGACTCCCGCGGCTACACCCGAGCCCGCATCATCCTCGCCTGGAACGCACCCCTCAACGTCGACGGCTCAACGATCCTCGACGGCGACCACTACGAGATCCGGTACGCGGTCGACGCCGACCTCATCTACCCGGCCACCTGGTCGCAGGTCTCGCAGATCTCCTGGGCCGACATGGAGACGTGGTCGCAGCCGTTCGTCGCCCCCACCGGCGAATGGCAGACGATGTTCGTCGCCTGGGGCGAGTCGACCGCACAGCTCAACGACCTCAGTCCGGGCGTCGGCTACGACGTGCAGATCAGGGCGGTCGACAAGGCCGGCAATACGGGGGCCTGGTCCAACACCGCGACGTTTGTGGCATCCGAGGACAACATCCCCCCGTCCACGCCGGCGGCGCCGGAGGTGGCGGGCAGCCGCATCGCGCTGCAGATCACGCACCAGCTGGCCAAGTCGTCGGGCGGCACCTTCAACCTGGAGTCGGACCTCCAGCACCTGGAGATCCACGTCTCCTACGAGCCGGGCTTCACCCCCGACGACACGACCCTGAAGGGCAAGGTCAACGCCACAGCAGGGATGATCCAAGCGCAGATCCCCGCTGTGGCAACAGTGCAGGTCGAAGAGATCACGACCCGCTACGTGCGCGTCGTCGCCGTCGACAAGACCGGCAACAAGAGCGGCCCGTCCGATGCCGCCTCCGCGACCGCCCTCCTGATCGACGACGCCCACATCTCCGATCTGACCGTCACCAAGGTCAGCGCCGGGATCATCAGCTCGGACTGGCTCCTCGGCGCGTCCATCCGCACAGCCACCACCGGCGCACGCGTCGAACTCAACGAGGCCGGCCTGCAGGCCTACAACGAGGGCGGCACCCAGACCGTCAGCATCAACTCGGCAGACGGATCCGTAGCCATCCTCGGTCAGCTCGTCTCCGGAACGACCGGCCGCCGCCTGGAAATCAACCCGGGCGTGACACTCCTCCCGGAAATCCGGTTCTATGCCGACTCGGGCAGCGACTACGGATTTATCAACGGCTTCGGGACTGGCGCGGAATCCCTCATCGGCATCAACAGCAGCGTGTTCGACGCCTCCGGCACTTCCGTCTACGCGCGCGCCATTCTCGGAACGGGAACCAGCGAGTTCGGTGTAGTCCGCGGGGATACCCAGTTGCGGCACGGCGGCTACAGCCGGTACACCAGCTCCCTGTTCCACTCCGGCTACCACGCGACCGGCACTGACGGCGGCCAGTTCCGCGCCACCTCCTCAAACGCCACCATCGGCTGGGACGACGGCACCAGCAGCACCGCCAACTACATGCAGTTCGAGAGCGGGCGCACTCGCCACATCGGGAAGTGGGCCAACTATGCAGCCGTCAGCAGCACCGAAGGGCTATTCACCGGAAGCATCGTCAACGCCTCAGCAATCGCGGGAATGACTATTTCCTGGGGAGCGACCCTGGACAGCCCCATGTACCCGGTGGCAATGCTCCGCGACAGCCCTGCCAACTACGTGTACGAGAGCGCGACCCCGTCAACGACGAGCGCTGTTCTCGATTTCGCCATCACAACCACTGGCGCTTCTGCCGTCCAATTCTGGTGCTGGAGGATGTGACAATGCCTGACGAGCACAAAATCATTGACGTACTGGCGGGCGAGATCAGCCCCGGCGTCGAAGGCTGGAGCGTCATCACCCTCAGGCCAGGCGGCGTCCGCTGGCAACACACCTTCCCCCAGGCCGCCTTCGAGTGGAGGGCCGCCGAATACGGACTGACGGACCCCGCCGAAATCCTGGACGTGCTCCTCCACGAGCCCTACCAGGACACCACCCCGCCCGCCCTGCCGCCCTCCGTGAAAGCCGCGAACGCGACCCGCGCTGCGGCGAAGGCGGATCCGCACGGGCCCACCCTGCACGAAGCGCCCTCGACTTCCGCCGCCCGGGATGCTCACCGCAGCCGGATCGCAGCAGTGAAAGCACAGTCCGTGTGGATCACAGACCCTGATGGGCTACTGCCCCACATCCACCAGAACCACGGCATGGACCCTGAACGGGTCCGCGCCAAGCGTGAGGCCGTGGACATCCACCGCTGGACCAAGCTGTACGGGGGCCTCCCCGTGACGGTGCCCGACCGTGAGGAGCCTCCTCGTGCCTGACACGCCCACGACACGCCTCGGCTTGTACAAGTCGCTGCCGGACGGCTCTGAGGACGTCTCCTACACGCAGGACATCGGCCAGAACCTCGACAAGATCGATGCGGCGGCCGGCTTCCAGATCGTCACCTCGTCCACCCGGCCGTCGTCGCCGTACCCGGGCAAGCCGATCGCCGAGTCGGACACCACCTATCGGACGTACTTCTCCAACGGCACCGCCCCGGCGAGCGCATCCTGGGTGGAGATTCCCAACTCCAGCGGCACGTTCGGCTCCACCCTTAAGCTGGCATCCAGCGCCCAGCTGACGATCGGCGCGGACGTCAACCTGTTCCGCAACGCCGCCAACGTGCTGCGCACCAACGACGCTCTGATCGTCGACGGAGCCCTCACCGCCAGCAGCAGCCTCGCCGTGACCGGCGCGCTCACCGTGTCCGGGATCGGCCAGCGACTGCGCGCGGTGAAGACCGCCAACGAGACCGTCACCAGCTCAGTGACGCTACAGAACGACGACCAGCTGACCGTCACCCTCGACGCGAACAGCGTCTACCGCATCTACATGGTGCTCCTCATCGCAGGCGTCACGGCGGGCGAGATAAAGACGTCGTGGACGGTGCCCGCCTCGGCGACCGGCTTCAAGAACTGCATGGGCCCTGGGTCCGATTCCACCGCCCGAGACGGAGTGGCCGCCACCATGCGCTACGGAGTTCACGCGTTCACGGCCACCGTCAACTATGGCGTCAACGACGCAGCGAACTTCGTGCACGCCGTCGAGCAGGGCGTGGTGACAACGACGACGGCAGGGACCTTCGTCCTCCAGTGGGCGCAGCAGGCGGTCAGCGCCACGGCCAGCACGATCGCGGCCGGCTCGTTCCTCATCGCAGAGAAGATCGGTTAAGGAGATCCCGTATGGCATTGCCGCAGATGGCCTACCCTGCGTACATCCTCACCTCATCCACCGACTCCAACACGGCCCAACTCACGCTCGCTGTCGGGCGGGACGCCGAACTGATCGGCGACGAGGGGGCCGACGCACTCGCCGCGCAGCTCGTCACTGCACTAGGCGAGATCACCGGGGCACCCGTCTACACCACCAAAATCACCATGACGGAGGCGGCGATGGAGCTGCCGTAGGGGACGCTGGCCTAGGCCGAATCATCAGGCAGATAGGGCGTCGGCTCGGGCGATGAGGCATCGCCCGCGGCCGGCTGGGCGGCGGCCTCGAGCTCGCCGATGCGCCGCTCCAGGACGTCGACCGTGGCGCGGAGGATCAGGTTCTCCTCGAAGAGTTCACCGCACCGCTTCCGGAACGTGGGGAACGCGTCCTCAACACTGATCTTCTGGACCATCAGGACACCGCCTTGTCTGCGAGCTCCCGGTACCGGTCCAGAAGGCCCGTGTTGTTGAGGAATGGGTGCTGCGGAAAGAAGCTCCAGTGCGACACGATCGCGTTCCCGCGGAGGATGTTCGGGGCGCCCGTAGCGAGCGGCCGGTGGATCGTGTGCCAGGACTCCTCCTCATCCGGCACCAGGACGCCCGGCTGCGGCAGGTCGGCGTACATGCTGCCGAGGCTCGCGAAACAGCTGACGGAGAACTGGGTGCCGGGCTGGATCGGGAAGTCCTGGTACAGGTACAGGTCTTCGACGGTCCCAGCTTCGATGTGATCGAGGAGCAGTTCGTGCAGCCGCACAGCGAACGGGCCGTTCGCCCAGCCGGTGGGGTCCATGCAGTACGGCTTGACCTCGCCCCACTCCATCGGGACCCGACCGCACGCCTGCAGGAAGTGCGAGCAGATCGCGTTGTTGAAGATGACCGGGAACACCGCGGTCGGGGCGGGCATCTCGATCCGGGCTTGGGCGAGGTGGGTGATCGCGTCGTCGTGGACGTACACGACGTCGTCGTCGAACCGCAGGTAGATCGTGTCGAGGTCGGTCATGTATCGGTACGCGTAGCCGGTGTTGCGCTGCTTCGGGCCCGGATGCCGGGGGATTCCCTCCGGCCGGTAGACGAGCTTGAACCACGGGAACCGCTCGGCGAGCTCGTGCGCGTAGGCGACGTCGTCTTCCTGGCCCGTCTTGTCCGTGTTCATGAACGCCCACACCTCGTCGACCAGGCCCCGCTCGACGTCCCGCTGCAGGTACTTGATCAGGATGCTGTACGTCCGACGCCGGCCGTAGGGCGTCCAGGCCGTGACCTTCTTACCGTCGATCATGCGGGTCTCCTTGCGGTTCGATGCCGGGGCGGCCAGACGCCGGAAGCGTCGGTCCACGGCAGGTCGGGGTGCAGCTTGCGGAACAGGGCGACGGTCGCCGCGTGCGACTCGCCGCGCGTGTTGGACAGCTGGCCGGGGTGGACGCGCACGAAGTACAGCGGCTGCTCGATCACCGCATACTGGGTGAGCCCGGCCTTCCAGATGCGGATCCAGAACTCCCAGTCCTCCGCACACCCGTAGGAGCCGGGCAGGGTGGCCTTCGGGCTGTAGCCGCCCACGACCTCCCACGTCTCCCGCCGGAACAGGCCTTTGTCGATGAGCGGCGGCCACCGCACGAGGTCGTCCAACCCGGCGTCCGGCAGGCTGGCTTGGACAGTGTCGGCCTCGCCGAACTGCTGCGCGAACGGGATCACGAAGTCGTGGCCCGCATTGAGGACGGCGACGCAGCGGGCGATGCAGTCGGGGTGCAGGCGGTCGTCCGCGGACGCGGTGAACAGTGCGTCGCAGCCGTCGCCGAGTGCCAGCCGCGCGGCAGCGTTGAGGCTGCCGGCCCAGCCGAGCCGCTTACGGTTCCGCCGCATGCCAGACCACAGTTCGGAGTGTTCGCGTAGCCACTCGTGGGTGCCGTCGGTGGAGCGGTCCTCGGCGATGTAGGCGTGCGCGGGATACGTCTGCGCCTGGACCGAGGCGAGCATCTCGCCGATCCACGGCTCCGCGTTTCGGGCAGGGATGATGACGCCGGCCTTCACCGCCGCCCCCGCAGCCAGTCGAGGGTGGCGCGCATGCCGTTCTCCCAGTCCACGGTCGGCTGCCACCCGCGCACGGCGGCCACCTGGGCGTTGTCGGTGACGACCCTGTGGAGATCACCGGGAAGCCGCTTGGCGTAGGCAACCTGCTGCACCTCGGGGCCGTACAGGATGTCGAGCAGGGCGTTCAGGCTGACCTCATTGTCGGGACCACCGCCGACGTCGTAGGTGCGGCCCTGGTAGGCGTCGAAGTTTTCGGCGATGTCGACGAGCAGCGCCGTGAAGTCGTCGATGTAGAGGATGTCCCGGGACTGCGTTCCGTCCCCGTGGATGGTGATCTGGCGGCCCTCGAGGACTGCACGCAGAAACCAGGTCACCCAACCCGCTTCGGCGCTGCCGTCCTGACCCGGCCCGTACACGGTGGACGGCCGGACGATGACGTGGGGAAGCCCGTACAGGCTGCCGTACAGGCGCAGGTAGTCCTCGCCGACTCGCTTCGACAGCCCGAGCGGCGCGACCTTCCCGTCGGCGCCGGGGTGGACCTTCACGCTGGACGTGAACAGGACGGGGATACCGCCGCCAGCACGGGCCGCCTCGGCGACGTTGAACGTACCGACGGCGTTGTCGTGGAAGTCGGCGGCCGGGTCGACAAGGGACACCGCGGTGGAGCAGGACGCACCGAGGTGCACGATCACCTCCGGCTCGCTGGCCGCGACCGTCTGGTGAAGAAGGTCAAGGCGGGCGGTGGACTGGCCGTGCCGCTTGTCCATCGCGGTGACGGTGTGACCGCGGGTTTCAAGGCGGCACAGCAGGTGACTGCCGATGAACCCGGCTGACCCGGTGACGAGGATCTTCACGCGGTCACCTCGGCCGACGCCCGCAGTGCCGCCTCCCACTGCACGTGCAGAGCCTGCATGATCGAGCCGGAAGCTTCCCCGCGGGCCGTCATCCCGATCCGCTGCCGCAACTCCGGATCGTCTGCCAGCTGCTTCAGGTAGCGGCCCCACTCGTGCTCCCGCCGGACGAGGAACCCGTTCTCCCCATGCTGGATCACAGCCCTGTACGGCTCAACGTCAGAGGCGATCAGCGGGATACCGAGGATCGACGACTCCAGCCACTTCGTCGGGAACTTCGCCCGGTTGAACGCCGTATCCCGGTACGGCGCCACCCAGATGTCCCACTCGCTGACGGCCTGGAGGTAGTGCTCGACGTTCGGTACCCAGCCCAGCGCGCCGATACGGCCCCCACGTAGCCCGAGGGTGATTGCCTGCTCGGGGCCGATCCCGACGAGCCGGGCTTGCATCCCGCCACCCGGGCGTGGGTACCGGGAGATGCGGTTCAGGGCGCGCACCGCCTCAGGCAGTTCGGCAACCGTCGATGACGTGCCGGCCCAGCCGACCGTCAGCGGGCGGCCGGCTGCGGCGTAGTCGCGCGGGGCACCCAGATACTGCGCAGGCAGGCCGTTCGGGATGACCCGGACGTCAGCCGCGTAGTCACGGAGCACGCGGGCGAGCGGCTCGGAGCAGCAGGTGACAAGGTCCGACATCGCCATGTTGTCGGCGAGGCGCTGCAGCATCGACGGATCCCAGGTGCGGCCGGCAGCCGGGTTGCTGGGGTCGAGGTGGAAGTAGTCGTCATCCAAGTCGAGGACGAGCCGCGTCCCCTCCTCCTTCAGGTGCCGCCACATCCGCGATGGATGCGGCTTCGCGACGCGGCAGCCGACGATGACGTCCAGGTCTCCCCAGTCCGCAGGCAGCTGCATGCCGGCGGACACGGCGTGCCCGAGCCACTGCAAGCTCGTGCCGGGCAGGAGTGCCCGGTAGTACGAGGATCCTGCCGAGTCGGCAGCCCAGAAGTGGCACCGCACGTCAGGCCGCCAGGTAGTTGGGGAGCCACTGCTCGGCGTAGTAGCGGACGGTGTGGTGGATGCCCTCGTCGAGGGGAACGAAGTCGGCGGCGGTCATGCCGATCTGCTGGAGCGTCGACGTGTCGGCGGACACGACCGCGTTGGGGACCTCGCCGGGCCGCATGGGCAGGTGCTTGATGGCGACGGGCTCACGGCCGGTGTAGCGGGTGGCTTCCTCGGCGACGAGGCGGGCGATGCCGTTGACGGTGAGGGATTCGAGGGGGCCGCATTCGACGGGCTTCTCGGTGGGCCCGTGGGCGGCGGTGTGCTCGAGTGCCTGGACGAAGGTGCGGGCGACGTCGGCGACGTACACGCAGTCGCTGATCTGGGTGCCGTCTCCGTACACCTCGATGGGGGCGCCGACGAGGGCGCGGCAGCTCAGCGAGGGGAGGATCTTGCGTACCTTCGAGGTGCCGTAGGGCGCGGCGATGGACTGCCCGGGGCCGTAGGCGTTGACGGGGCGGACGATGGTGATCTGGCCGCCGTCGCGGTACAGGTTGTACATGCGGGCGAGGTCTTCGGCCGCCGACTTGGTGATCGTGTAGCAGCCCGTCCCCTGGAGCCGCATGGCGTGGTTGCCGACCCCGGCGTAGACGGCGGGAAGCCGGTACTGGGTGGCGGCTTCGAAGACGTTCAGGCTGCCGAGGACGTTCGTCTCGGCGGACGGCCGCGGGTTGCTGATCGTCTCCTGCGTGCCGAGGACGGCGGCGAGGTGAATGAGCCCGTCGACGTGGGCGGCGGCTTCGGTGACGGCGGTGGCGTCGCGGACGTCGCCGAGGAAGAACTCCTCACCCTCGGCCAGCTGCTGGCGGCGGTCCTGGTGGTCGAAGACGATGACCTGGTGGCCGCGCGCCAGGAGCTCCTTACGGATCCACGAGGCTATGAAGCCGCTGCCACCCGTGATCAGTACCTTCATGCCTGCTGCTCCTTGCTGAGGGGGATCGGTGAGGCGGATTGCGCGGCGCGGCTGACGGCGTCCCAGAACGCGCGGGCCGCCGGGTCGGGTTGGTAGCGGGGCCCGGTGGTGATGTGGCCGCTGGGGCGGATGCCGACGATGAGTGTTCCGTCGTCCTCGCGCAGGGCCACCAGGAACTCGGGCTGCCGTATCTGTTCGTCCGCGTGAGGGCAGACCTTGCAGTGGTCGCACTGCGTGTGGCCGTCGGGGCAGTCGCAGCGGGGGCAGCGGCGCCCGGTGTCGAGGCCGCTCATCGGTTGCTCCAGGCGGCGGGCGTGGGCGTGTAGTCGATGCGCACCTCGACGGGCCGCGTCGGCAACAAGGCGACGAACGCGAACAAGCAGGCGAGCGCCTGGCAGATGACCGTCATGCGCGGCGGCCGATCGCGTTGGTAGCTTGCCTCGCGTGGTCCTCGATCATTTGCTCGACCTCCCGGCGTTGAGCCTCTGTCAGCCCACCAGAGATACGGATCTTCACCTCTGGCGCGGGGATCTTCCGCGAGTGGAACTCCTCGACGTGGCCTGTGAGGGCGCGCGCGGCAGATTGCTCGCTGGTGTGGTCGAGGGACAGCCAGCCGTCGCAGGTGTCGGTGCCCCAACAGCGGAACACCCATGCCCGCTTGCCCCGGTCGTTGCGGTAGGGCTGGACGACCAGACCAGAGTGCGCGGTGAGATTCAGCGCTTCAGCCATCGGCGTGACTCCTGTGCGGGTGTGTGCGGGTGGCGCGGGTTTTTGGCGTGGCAGGGGTGCAGACCCGCACGGCCACACCCCTGCCACCGGTCCTCTGAGCGAAGAACCTGACGTCAGAGTACCTGTGATTCGTAGGTTACTGACGGGGTTCAAGCTACGATTCCAAGGTAACGGCAGTCCTGAGGAGGCCCGCATGGCCACACCGATGAGCGCGGACCTGTTCGTCGCAGCCCTCAAAGCCGAAGGCGTGAAGGTCGCCGAACGCCAGGGGTGGCGCGGCCACGAGCGGGACGACGAGACCGGCAGAACCTTCGGCCCGGTCCACGGCATCGTCATCCACCACACCGCCGGCCGAGACTCCCTCGCCCTGTGCTGGTCAGGCACTGCGGACCTGCCCGGCCCGCTCTGCCACACCCACCTGTCGAAGACCGGCACGGCCACGATGCTGTCCGCGGGCCGGGCGAACCATGCGGGCTCGTTCGCGCAGAACGCGCACGCGGCGGTGCTCGCCGAAGCCGCGATCCATCCGCGCCCTGATGCGGCCGAGCCGGTCGATGCGAACGACCAGTACTACGGCATCGAGATCGAGAACCTCGGCAACGGCGAAGACCCGTACCCGACGGCGCAGTACGACGCCGCAGTGCGCTGGGCGGCGGCGATCTGCCGGGCGCACGGCTGGACCGAGAACTCGGTCATCGGCCACAAGGAAGGCACCCGCCGAAAGATCGACCCGAGCTTCGGCATGAACGCGTTCCGGGCGGCTGTCGCGGCCCGGCTTGCCCACGACGCGGGTTGGAACCCCAACGAGGAGGACGACATGCCCACTGCTGCCGAGGTCGCTGCCGAGGTGGTGAAGCTGCTGCCCAAGGCGGTGTGGAACGCCGACGCGGTGCCTGCGGCCCGACCGCCGTGGCACAACAGCGACTACTTCAAGGACGACGGGAAGTCCCTCGGGAACGTCGACTGGAACGCCGGGTACATGCAGCGCGCGCAGGTCGAGGGGATCCGCGAGACCCTCGCCCGGGTGAAGGGCCTGGAGGCGGGCGCCGTCGTCGATCTGACGGACTCGCAGCTGGCGACGCTCGGTGCCGCGGTGGCCGCGAACCCTGGTTTCGCCGAGCGGATCGCTGGGTTGGTCGCGGCTGAGCTGGCGCAGAGGCTCGCCGAGTGATCGTCAACCTGACGCCGCACCCGGTCCGGATCTATGCCGCCGATCGGCCGGACGGCATCGACGATCTCGAACCAGCGCTGCGGCTGGTCATCGAGCCAGAGGACACTCCGGCCCGCCTCGCTATGCAGCCCTGCTCGTCTGAGAACCGGGAGGGCGTCGAGGTCGAGCTCGTCGAGTACGGGCACGCCGTGGGGATCCCACCGGCGCGCGAGGGCGTGTCGTGTGTCGTGTCCCTGCCCGTCGCGCTCGCCCTGGCCAAGACGCGGGACGACCTGCTCGTCCCCTACCGCGAGGTCCGCAACGCCTCCGGAACCGTCATCGGCTGCCGCCAACTGGCGCAGCCCGTCTGAGAATCGAGAGATCCATGCTCCTCGGAAGAGAACCCGCTCTCCTCCTCGGCCTCATCGCCGCCGGGGTCAAGCTCCTCGGCTACGAACTCAACGTGTCCGACGGCGTCCAGACCGCCATCAACACCATCGCCGCCGGCGTCGTCGCCATCATCATCGCCTTCGTCGCCAGGAACGGAGCCTGGGCCGCCGCCATCCTGCAGACCGCGCAGGCCGTCATGAGCCTCTTCGTCGGCCTCGGCCTCAACTGGTCCGCCGACCGGCAAGCCCTCTGGATGGCCGGCATCGCCGCCCTCCTCGCCGTCGTCGAACGCTTCATCGTCACGCCGCCCCTCGCCACCACCCGCCTCGAACAGACGAGTCCCGTCAAGTCCGTGGCCTGACAGCAGCTGGTGACCACTGCACGCAGGGAGGGGCAAGGTGGGCGAACTGTTCGGCATCAACGTCGTCGACGGAGGCGCTGTCGGCCTGCTCATCTTGGTCTTCCTGTTCGTCCTCACCGGCAAGCTCGTTCCGCGGAAAACCCACGAGGACGTCCTCACCGACCGCGACAACTGGCGACAGGCCTACCTTCAAGCCGAAGAAGCCCGTCGCATCGAGCACGAACAGACTGGCGAACTGATCGAGATCGCGAGACTCGGCGGGAACATCCTCACCGCGCTGCCGCAACCCGGGCAGATGGACGACGAGGAGGTGAACGCCGGTGCTCGCATGGATCCGACGCCTCGCACAAGGTTCTGACGAGCCGGCGGTGAGTGAATCAGAGGCCGCACTGCACCAGGCCCAGGCCGCCCGCCGCCAAGCAGAAGAACGAGGGCCTCTCATCGACTCGATCGTCGCCCCCCTCAAACGGGCCCGCAGCGAGAATCACCTCCGCCAGCGGATTGAGGCCGCCTTCGCGGAACGTCGAGGAGTGCAGCAATGACTCAGCTGAGCGTGGACCAGTGGGTGAACGTAATCATGTCGGCACTCGCCTTCCTGGCCTGCGCAACCTTCGCGATCGTCTACCACGTACAGGCCCCGTGGTGGCGCAGCGCTACCGGCTGGAACCTGATGGGGTTCGCCGGCGCCGTCGGCCTGCTCTGCCTCTACACGGTGCTGATCACCATCTGGCCGGAGGGTTGCACGGCGGCCATCCTCCGCAGCGTCCGCACTGCGGTACTCCTCGCGATCACAACGCTCATGATTCAGCGCACCCGCATGGTGATCCGAGCCCAGCACGAACCGCGCGACCGAACTGGAGTCTGATCATGGCTTTCCCGGACGGCGTGCAAACCGTCACCCTCACCGCCGGGGCCGCCGGCTACCGCACTCTCGACGGCGACGCCTACCAGGGCACCATCCGCCTGACGCCTTCCGTGTCCCGCGTTGTATCCGCGGAGCACGGCGCCATCGTCCTCGGTATCGAGAACATCACCGTCGGCGCATCCGGCGAGTTCTCCCAGGCCGTTCTGGCCACCGACGCTGACGGCTTCTCACCGTCCGGCTGGACGTACCGGGTCGACGAAGAATTCACCAACGCGCCCGGAGCTGCCTACAACATCAGCCTGCCCGCGTCCGCCGGCACAGTCACGCTGTCGGCTCTGACCCGGGTCGCGGCGGTCGACGGGGTCGAGATCGGAGCGGAGACCGCAGGCACGGCAGCTGCAGCCGTTGCCGCGCACAGCGCCGACACCACAAACGTGCACGGCATCGCAGACACCACGCTCCTCGAGACGGCAGCCGGCGCAGCGGCGAAGGTGGCGGCACACTCAGCGGTCGTGACGACCGTCCACGGCATCGCGGACACGGCCGCGCTCGAGACTGCCGCCGGCGCTGCGTCCAAGGTCTCTGCCCACTCGGCCGCAACCGACCCGCACGGCGACCGGGCCTGGGCGGACGGCAAGTTCGCCGCCCAGGGCACCGTCACCACACTCAACGGCTACGTCAACGACACCATCACCCGCGTCTCCGCCATCGAACAGGGCACCGCATTCCTCGCCGGCGTCAACAGCGCAGGACCCGTCCTCGTATCCGGTGACAACCTCACCGTCACCGACTTCGCCAAGGGCTACCGCTTCCGCGTCGACGGATCCGCCCTCGACCTCGAAGCCACCGGCACGGACCTCATCGTCTCGAACTGGTCGGGCAACGGCTTCAACGGCACACAGCGCGCCTACCTCCGACTGTCCGCCGACGCCCAGAACATCCAGATCGCAGGCAAAGTGGAGTACGTCGACGCCCTGTACGGGGCGACACGGCACGTCCTTGATGGCGCGGCCAACACCGCAGGCTTCTTCGGCGCCGCAGCCGTCGGCCGGCAGACCGTATCCGGATCGTGGGCTGACGGATCGGCGGGGGAATCCCTGGCCGCCGCGCTCGCGGCGCTCGGCCTCATCACCGACAACACCACCGCATAGGGGGGCCATGGATGACGAGACCGAACCACCGTTCTGGTTGTCGCCCCGCCCGTTCCGCCGGGAGTGGGCGTTCCGCCGGGAGTGGGCGGGGAGTTCAGCTGTTGGGCTCTCGATAACATGCCATATCGCGGGCGTTATTTGGGGTGATTGTCCGACTCTCGGGAAGCGGTCTCGGCGGCTCCCGTTTCCGCATCGATGGCGCCTCGTTCGCGTCGCCGTCGATTCACGTAGCGGTGTAGGTCGCTGACGATGACGTCGGTCAATGTCCGACCCTCCGCCTGAGCTTCAGCCATGGCTGCACTCCACAACTCATCCGGCACACGGACGTTTCGCAGCTTCGTCTTCCCTGTCGCTGGCCGCGCCATCTCTCCCCCTCGGGTCTGTAGGTACAGAAACTAGCATCCACCTCGCCTGACCGCTTGACAAGGGTTCACGATGGGCGCATTCTGTAGGTACAGAAACAGTGAACGAGCAGGGGAGACGGATATGGACACCACGGTTCGCGAGCAGGCTGAGGTCGCAGTACAGGCGATGGCCGCCAAGCTCACCAACGAGGCCCTGTGCCTCGCCTGGATGGGCACCGAGGGCAAGCCCGTCACCAAGGAACTCGCCCTCGTCCGAGGCTGGATCATGGACGAGCTGAACCGGCGCCTCGGTGACGACCTGTTCGACGAGTGGCTGATCGCCGACGAGAACCCGCTGGCCTACTTCGAGCGCAAGGAGCGCTGACCATGGCCGACACCACCGCCACCCAGGACCGCGAAGCCGTCCAGTGCGAGGACCGCAGCATCCGGCCCGTCGTCGAGCACGCCCTCACCGTCTACTACGACGGGAACGCCGAGCTCGCCCGCACCCTCATTGACCGCCTGCTCGGCGAGAACCGGAGCCAGTGATGCCCATCCACCTGGAAGCCCCTGAGCCTGCCCTCGGCGGCCCGGACGGGAAGGGCTGGACCCGCCTGTCCATCGCCTCCATGGGCGGCCTCGCCGGTGACGAGTGCGCCCTGCGCCCCCGCGACTACACCCACCTCATCGAGTCCACGAACACCCAGCGCGCCCGGTACGGCGGCTACGGCCCCTGCATCGCGGACGGCAAGTGCGAGACCTGCCCGGTCTTCAACGCGCCGTCCCGCACGCTGCGGGCCCTCGATGATCGGGTCCTGGTACGCATCGGGCAGGGCGGCGAGCCGTACCTGATGAACCGGCCCGATGACGGGTGGGCGTCTCTGGCGCAGCGCTGGACGTGGCAGGACCTTGCCCGTATCGACGGCTGGGACTTCGGCCCCCGCTACCGCGACGAGCACTCCGCCGGGTTCTGGCTTGAGCGCGCAACCGCCAACTGAACGGCCAGTATCCGTGTCCGAATGTGACGGCGCCCCGGCTGAGGAAAGCAGCCGGGGCACCGCCCGTACCGTACCTGAATGGAGGCGCGATGAACTGTTGCGATGACTGCCTGCGGCCCTTCTGTCGAAGGTGCGGCATCCACTACTGCGGCGAGCTCTGCCCCTGCGGCAACCGCGACCACAACTGCGACTGTGACTGCGGCGTCTTCGGCGCCGACGAGGAGCCTCCGGCGCCGAAGAACCGGGTCGCCTTCCTAGCGCTCGAATCGGACGGCATGGGCGCCGGAGAGCTTCTGTGCCTCACCGGCTTCGTGCGCTGTCCCAGCTGCGGCTTCGTCGTTCACAGCGAAGGGCTCGACGAACTCCCCGAGCACTACTGCTCCCGTAGGCAAGAACGCCAGCGGGCCGACTCGACCGGAACCATCCAAGGGAGGCAGATGTGATCAATCAGTCCTCAGAGCAGGAGGCTGCCGCTACCTTCGCCCGCGAGTGCACCGATCATGCGGCGGTGATCCTCTGGTGCGCGGATCGCGTCCGTTCGGTCGACGACGACCCGGCGGTGCAGGACGCGGCCGACTACCTGCACAGCCTGTCCACCAGGGCGCAGGTCGATACGGGTCCCGTCACCGACCGGCCGGCGGTCATCCGCTGGTGTGCACGGGAGGTTCATTCCATGGGCGGCAGTTACGCCGTAGAGCGGGCCGCCGAATACCTGGACGGTCTTGCGACCGAGGCGCTTTGGGCTCAACACGACGAGACCATCTCTGCCCGGCACCAGGGAGAGCAGCGGAACTGCGGCTATACGAAGCGGCACCCCTCGCATACCTTCCTACGCCTGGAAGTCCTCTTCCAGTGCCCCGGCGAGCACGGGACGGAGGCCGAGCTATGAGCGGCGGCCTCGCCCCGCGCCAGCCGGACACCACCCCCGCCACCGCATCGAAAGGACGTTCACGCATGATGACCAATCAAGATCGCGACTCCGAGGCCCGCATTCAGGCGCTCATTGACCAAGAGCAGCATGATGACGACCACGAACCGGGCTGTGCCTCACAGAGCTACCCCGACCCTGGCATCTGCTTCTGCGAGGGAAGTGGGCGGTGAGCGCCACTCACCTCGTCCCGCGCCAGCCGGATGCCACACCCGCCGCCTACGACGCTGCGACGCTCGCCGTCCTGGCCGCCATGGAAGAGGCAGCCGAGAAGCACCTCGACGCCATCCGCCCCCACAACACGAAGCGCAGCTACGCCAACGACTGGGATCTGTGGGAGGAGTTCCACGACTGGCTCGCCGAACGCACCGGCAGTCGCCTGCCCTCCACCGCCGTCACCAAGGGCACGCTCGTCGGGTTCGTCGTCTGGCTCGACACCATCAAACTCGCCGCACCCAACAGCATCGACCGCCGCATCACCGGCGTCACCGTCACCGCCCGGAACGAACAC